ATAGAGTGGAAAATCTGACATTTCCGCTCTATCGCCCCTCATTTCTATTTTATCTTGTTTGTACCCCTTGTACACCGATGTTTGGTACATCTCAATACATTTATTTTTACCCTGCTGTGTTGAGTAATTTAGATGACAACAAGCTATCGCAACATTCTTATTTTTGCAATTACGGAGAAGCAATAACTAAATCAAATGATTATCAATACATCGCAAAACTGGAATATGCAACCACATTATTAACGTCTAGTAATTATGCGCAGTATACTCAAGGCAATTATACAACAGATTCTAGTGATAGTAATTTATATAATGCCACACAATTATATATCTGTATTTATAATAGTGGAGGTTATTACGCTTTTGTAGATATTAGACCAGAACAAAATATGACTCTTGGCAATTGTACGTATAGAAACTATTCATATGCTATAGGTAGTACAATTCACAGTTTATTTTATGATGGCAATAATCTGATAATAAATAATGATGGCGCAGATGATAGCATCCAATTTATCTGGTATAAGTAAAGGAGGCAATTTAATGATTAAAGTTAATTATGATGCACAAACTGGCAAAGTTGTCTCTTTTGGAAAAGCGACTAAGCCGTATATTGAGATTACAGAGCAAGAGCGTAAACAGTCATTACCAGACAAATATAGTTATTATACTGTAGAAGATAGCAAGTTTACGATTAAGCGCAGAGAGCCTACAGCAGAAGAGAAGGCGGCAGATGAAGCCGAAGCAAAACGCAAAGCAGAGTATGTAAGCCCAGAGCAACGAATCAAACAACTTGAAGATGCACTGGATGCCTTGCTAAGTGGGAGGACTGAATAATGACATTAGTAGATAAAGTTATTGCTTATAATCTTGAAATTAAAAGTGCCCTTCTTACTATGTATAACGCTCTCAATCCGGGGCAGCAAAAAAAGATATTAAAAGACGAAAAAGTCAAAGCATTATTTGACAGATACAATGTTACATATTAAGGGGTGAGAAAATGTTTAATTTGAATCGACAAACAGAGCTTACACCAGATTTGCTATACAAGATGATTAATAAGTATCACAGTAACGTTTTACCGAAGCTACAAAAGTACAAAAACTACTATGATGGCACACAGGCAATATTACGCAAAAGTTATGCAGATGAATCTAAGCCATGTAATAGAGTCGTGACTAATTACTGTGCGGATATTGTGAGCAGTTATTGCGGTTACATAGCAAGCCCCGGTTATATCAGCTATAGCTCAGACAATAACATTGATAGCATTATGGATTGCCTCAGATACAACGACTATCAAGACGAAGATAGCGATTTTTTGAATGCTGCACTTATTTATGGGGTGGCAGCAGAGCTAATGTACACGGATGAACAAGGCCAAGTCAGATTTAGGCTGATTGAGCCTACTAGCTGTTTTGGAGTCTATGATGATTGCTTGACGCAAGAATTAACTCACTTTGTGCGCTGGTACAAGGCTAATGATTGGGATAACAGCGACTTATATAATGTGGATGTGTATAGCGACACGTCTATTAAGCATTATCGGATGCACGGCACACAGGGCGGACTAGAATTTGTGAGTGAAGAGCCGCATTATTTCAATCAGTGCCCAGCTAATATATTTTACTTGGATAAGGACGAGCGCAGTATATTTGAGTGCATTATAACGCTCCAAGACGCTTACAATGAGCTTTTGAGTGGCGAGATTGATAGTTTTAGTGCGTTTTGTGATGCTTATTTAATTCTTGAGGGTGTAGATGCCGAGGAAGAAGATATAGCTTCAATGAAGGCAAATAGAGTGCTTATTTTACCTTCTGGCGCGACTGCTGATTGGTTAACCAAAAATGCAAGTGACACGCAGATTGAAAATATTTTAAAGCGTGTGCATGATAATATTTATCGCATTGCAAAGTGCCCTGACTTTTCAAGTGAGACATTTGTTGGTGGTGTTAGCTCAGGTGTTGCTATTCGTTATCGACTTACTGGATGTGAGACAAAGGCAGCAGCTATTGAAAGCAATATGAAGAAAGCACTACAGCGCCGCATTGAGCTAATTGCGGGTGTTGCTTCTTTGAAGCTTGGTGAGGATATCTTTAGGGATATTAACATTACGTTCAAGCGCAACATTCCAGAGGACTACACAAGCATTGTTAATATCGTTAATGCGCTCAAGGGCACAGTCAGCGATGAAACACTATTAAGCATGATTCCACAGGTGACGGATGTTAAAGCAGAGCTTGAAAGAGTGCAAGAGCAGAAACAAAAAAATATGGAGCTGTATAACTTTGGCAGTAACCAAGAGGAGTGATGACTCATGGATTATTGGCGAAGGAGGATGTTAGCCGCTCAGAGGAATTACAGCGACAAAAGCATTAATGCAATAAATAAGCAGCTCACCAAGTACTATGCAAATGCGATGCAATCAACCATTAATGACTTTGAAGCACTTTATGACAAGGTGCTTGCGCAAGCCGAAGAGGGCAAGCCTGTTACTGCTGCTGATTTATATAAGCTAGATAAGTATTATCAGATGCAAGCCCAATTAAATAAGCGTTTGCGGAAGCTTGGAGACAAGCAGTGTAATGTAATGTCCAAACAGTTTGAGGCGGAATATAGGCATATATATGTGGCTTTAACCGATGATAAACAAGCAATTACAGCTATGTTATCGGATGCCGCATTTAGCACAATTGATGAGCAAGCCGCTGCAAGGGTGGCGCAAGAAATATGGTGCGCTGATGGCAAGTCATGGAGCACCAGAGTGTGGAATAATATCAGCGACTTGCAACAAACATTAAATGATAGCTTGATTGACTGTATTGTTAGCGGCAAAAAAACTACACAGTTAAAGCAGACACTTATGGAGCGCTTTAATGTGAGCTATCACAGGGCTGAGACAATTACCAGAACTGAGATTGCACACATTGAGACTCAAGCTGCAAAGGACAGATATAAGAGCTATGGCATTCAGCAGGTAGAGATATTAGCTGATACAGATAGCCGCACATGTGATATATGCGCAAGACTGGACAAGAAGAAGTTTAATATTAATGCGCAAATCCCGATTCCAGTGCATCCTAATTGCCGATGCTGTATTGTTCCAGTGATTGACACTAAGCGCATAGATGATATAATGATAAATACACCTATAGAGCAGCGCAACACTGGCAAAGGAAATCCAAATGCAGTTTGGAGTTATGGCGTTCCGCTGAATAATAGGCAGCAAAGGCTATTGGAGGCACTGCCTCAATATGATAGTCGTGTTATTGTCAGCAAAGACCAAGTAAATATGACTGACTTAGCCGCCTTAACATCTGAAACGGGCGTTGAGTATGCCATGTTCACAAAGGGTGGAGACAGGCTGATTATTCGAGGGGATACAAAGAGTGTTAATGTAGATACTGAGACGGCGCAAAAACTTGCAGAAGAGGGCTATAAATGGAGTGGACATACACACCCCGGATTAGACAACTTGGTTTTGCAAGCCTCAGAAGGAGATTACTTGATTTTGAAGCAATTTAAGCAAAAAGTTTCCGTAATTTATAATTCAAAAGGTGACTTTAGAACATTTGATAATAAGTAGGTGAGAGTTTTATGAAAAGTCTTTTTAACAAATATGAGCAAGAAATAAAAGAATATTGCGATGACAATGGACTTGATTTTTCCAAAGCTAAAAAGATGGGACATTGTTGGGGAAAGAATGACCTGATAATTCAATATGTCGATTACGAAAAAGGCAAAAGAGGGCTTTTGGATGAAACTCCAGCTCCGGTTGTATTAGAGATGGAAATAGTGGATGGCAAGCCACAATTCAAGCAAACGCAATACACAAAACAATATCTTAGCTAATAAGGAGTCTAACACTGGTTAGGCTTCTTTTTTATTGTCTTTTTTGAGGGGCTAGACGTTAAACAAGCAACTCAATATTAAATTAAAGGGGTAGTTATAGAGCTACAACTTATGGAGGTTTTTTGTTATGGACGAGAATATGAACAACACTAGTGTTAATCAGAATGAGAACAATGAGAATCAAGAGCAGAATAAAACTTTTACAGCAGAAGAGGTTGCAAAACTAATTCAGAGTGAAACTGATAAAAGGGTTACAGCCGCTCTTAAAACGCAAGAAAAGAAATATCAAAAGCAGCTCTCTCTAGCACAGCTAGACGGAGACGAGAGAGCAAAGGCTGAAAAGGATAACAAAATCGCAGAGCTAGAGGAACAACTTGCGAAATATCAGATTGAAGCTAATAAGAGCGAGTTAAAGAGTGTACTTAGCTCTAGAGGCTTAAGCGCTCAATTTGCCGATATTATCAACATTGGCGAGGACATTGAGCAAGCACAGGCCAACATTGATACATTGGACAAGCTATTTAAGGCCGCTGTAAAAGCAGAGGTTGAGAAGCGCCTAGCCAATAACAGCCCAAAGGGTAATGGTGGCTCTTCTTCCGAAATTACAAAAGAATCTGCCAAAAAGTTAAGTATGGCAGAGTTAGACAAACTGGCGAGTGAACAACCAGAACTATTTTCAAAATTATTTAATTAAAGGAGATTTTTATTATGGCTAATACTGTTTTTTCTAATAAGGTTATCGAAGCTAAGGCAAAGGATTTACTAACTACTCAGGTTAATGCACGTTCTATGATGACTGTTGACAATAGCCTAACCGCTACAGCAGGCATGATTAAAACAATTAATACTTATACGTATTCCGGCGTTGCTGAGGAACTAGCTGTTGGTGTTGGCAACACTGCTTCTACTAGAGGTTCTATCGCTTATGCTGGCAAGGATTACACTGTTAAGATGGTACAGCAAGCTGCTGACTATTTCGATGAGGATTTTATGAAGGACAATTTAATCGTTGACTTTATGCTCAAGGGCGCAACTCAAATTATGACTAACAAAATGACTTCTGACTTTTACGCTGCCCTAGCTACAAAGAATTCTGCCGGTAGTGCTGAACTAGTACAGGGTGTTACTTTTGCTAAGGGCAAGGCTCTTTCCTATGATGTAATCGTTGATGCTATCTCTGAGCTAAATGTTGAAGATGAGAGCGGTATCTTCATCGTCATTCCTAATGCTTGGAAGGCAGCATTACGCAAGGATGCTGATTACAAGTCTGCTCAGATGGGCGAGGTTATTTATAATGGACAGGTTGGCATTATTGCTGGTATTCCTGTTATTGCTACTAAGGCTCTAACTGATAAGGCTTATGTTATGACTAAGGAAGCTGTTACGCTCTTCATGAAGAAGGATGTTGAAGTTGAGCAGGATAGAGACGCAGATAAGCGTAAGAATAGCATTTATCTCCGTGACTGCTACATTGTTGCTCTTACTGATGCAACCAAGGCTTGCAAGATTTCTGAGGCCGCTTCCTGATTGACAATTTAATAATGGGGAGGGATAACCTCCCCTCCCAATAAAAAGGAGGTTACAAAATGATTGAAGAAGTTAAATTAATGCTTGGCGATGCAGCCGCTAATTACAGTGATGCTCAAATTGGTTTAGCTATCAAGATGGCATTCGCCGAAGTACAAGGCTATTGCAATCGTGAGCTTGATTATGAGATTGAAATTATAGCAGAGCGCATTGCTGTGATTAAACTAAATCGCATGGGCACAGAGGGGCTTACAAGTGAAAGCTTTAGTGGTGTTTCTGCGTCTTATATTGATGGCTATCCAGCAGACATATTAGCTGTGCTCAACCGCAAGCGCCGCATTAAGGTGGTGTAACATATGATTAACTCACAGATGAGAACTTATGATTATTACATATATGGTGAGCAAGATGCATATGGGCAACCGGCTTTAAGCGACAAAAAAGGCACTGTAAAAATGGCAATTAATGTGCTATCTAAGCGCATTGAGGATAATGTGCTATATGCACAAGCAGAGTATATTGGGCTTACAAGCGATGCACAAATAAATGACAAATATGTAATAGCATACGACTCTGATAAGCTTAAAGTGCTCTACGTATATCCATACGGCAGACTCAAACAGGTTTTTATGACGAGGTGCGAGTAATGGCTGTGGAATTTGATGGATATGACAAAATCCTTTATAAACTGAACAAGCTATATGACTTAGATGACATTCAAAAGGCTGTAGGCAAGGCTGCTGCTCTAGTCGAAAAAGAAGCAAAAAAGAAAGCCCCTAAAGATACAGGCGCTTTGAGGCGTAGTATTGCAAGTAAGGTTGAAACAGATGGAAATGAGATTAATGCGAGCATTTATAGCCCACTAGAATATGCGCCATATGTTGAGTATGGCACTGGCCTTTTTGCCGAAAAGGGAGATGGGCGCAAAGATGTGCCTTGGCTCTACCAAGACGATAAAGGGAAAACGCATATTACAAGGGGACAGCACCCGCAACCTTACATGCGCCCAGCGCTCAATGAGAACAGAAAAAAAATTATAGCATTAATAAAGGAGGGCTTACTCAATGATTGATTATCACGGCAACCTTGTTAGTGCCCTCAAAGCAATTGGTATTCCAGTGCATTATGAAATGACATTGCACAGCGGCCTAGCAACTCCATGCATTAGCTATATGGAGCTATCTAACATAGCTACATACAATGGAGATACGCTAGGCTATAGCCGCTTACAATATCAAATCAAAGTATGGGGCACACAAATACAGGATTTGCAGAAATACGCATTACAAATTGATGAGGTTTTGCGCCCATTAGATTTTAAGCGGGTTGGCTGCAATGAGATGTATGACAACAATTCAAACATGATTCAAAAAATCATGACTTATGAAGCAATTGGCTTTGAAAGATTTTAATAGGAGGTAATTCAGCATGGCAAATGAAATTGGTGTTGATAAGATTAAAGTATATTACAAGACTACTTCAACCGGTGAAAGCTATACGCAGATTGTAAACGTTGATAGTTTTCCAGATTTAGGCGGAAGCAAAGATAAGATTGAGGTGACTAACCTAAGCGACGGTTGTCATAGATATATTGATGGTATTGACAACTATGGTGATACACTCACTTTTACGGCCTACTATGATAAGGCTGAGTTTGCAGCAGTTAATGCGCTAAAAGGTGTTGTTTTTTGGAAGGTTGAAATTAACGATGATGAAACTAATCCTACTACTTGCACCTTCTCTGGCACTGTAAGTGTGCAGCTTGGTGGCAACAGCGTAGGCGCTAATGCGATGAAGTACAATATTAATATTACGCCGAACTCCGCAATGGTGTTTGCATAATATAACCCAATTGGGGAAGTAGGGAGAGGTATTCTCTCCCCTCTTCCTACTTATTTTTTTAAAGGAGAGAGAGATTTATATGATGTATGTTGATTTTTATGCCGGTGGCAAGGACTATAAGCTAAGACTTAATACCAGAAATGTTGTAATGCTTGAAAAGCGAATTGGATGCAACCCAATTACTATTTTCGGCACGAATGACAATGAGATTGTTGTTCCCACAGTTACAACTATGGTAGAGGTGTTAAACGCAAGTCTACAGCAGCTCAACCATGGCATTACTTTAAATGAGGCTTATGATATTTTCGATGCATGGCTAGCTGATGGACATAGCACAACAGAATTCTCGAAGGTTATCATGGACATTTATAAGGTGTCTGGACTATTCCCAAGCAAATCTGATGAGCAAGATGAGGAAGCCGAAAAAAACTAATTGAGGGGGGCAGGGTTAATGATAGCCCAGCTCCCTATTTTTTTAGTGATACTATCTTCAAAATATTGGATAATGCGCTAGATTGGGGTATACCTGAATCTGAATTCTGGAACATGACACTTGCCGAGCTAGAGCGGTTGTTTGAGAGTAAGCGCCGCATGCAAAAAGAAAAACGGCAAGAACAAGCATTTTTTGACTATACACTAGCCGATTTAATAGGCGCTAGTGTTGCACGGATATCCAACAAATCAATAGAGATGCCTTACATTGAGAAAGCCTATCCAACAATATTTGATGCCAAAGAAATGAGCGAAATGCGCAAGGAAGAAGAAATTAAATTGTCAGCGGCAAGACTTAGACAATTCGCACAAACCTTTAATCAAAAATTTGAGAAAGGAGGAAATGCAGTTGGATGAAGAGTTGAAAGTAATTATTAAAGCCGAGATTGCCCAATTTAAGAAGGGATTAGAAGAGGCAAAAAAATCAATGGGGAGCTTTAAGTCAGAAGTGCAAAAGCACTCCAAAGATGCCCAAGATAACATTAAAAAGATGGGAGACGGCATAGAAAAAGTAGGCAAGAAAATAGGAAAAGCTTTTGTTGCCGGATGCGCTGTGGCTGGCGCAGGTGTTGTTGCACTTGGCAAGCAAGCCCTAGATGCCTATGGCAATTATGAGCAGCTTGTGGGAGGCATAGAGACTCTTTTTAAGGATAGCGCTGGCGCTGTTGAACAGTATGCAAAAGATGCATATAAGAATCAGCAAATGAGTGCTAATCAATACATGGAAATAGCTACTTCCTTTAGTGCTAGCTTGCTGCAAGGATTAAATGGAGACACAGCAGAGGCGGCAAAAATTGCGGACATGGCAATAACTGATATGGCCGATAATGCCAATAAAATGGGCAGCTCCATGGAGTCTATTCAGAATGCATATCAGGGTTTTGCGAAGCAGAATTACACGATGCTGGATAACTTGAAGCTTGGCTATGGCGGCACGAAGGAAGAAATGGAGCGTCTGTTAGCAGATGCAGAAAAGCTAACTGGTGTGCATTATGATATTAGTAACCTAGGCGATGTGTATTCAGCAATTCACGCAGTGCAAGAAGAAATGGGCATTACAGGCACAAGTGCAAAAGAAGCAGCAACTACCATTCAAGGCAGTGTTGCCATGATGAAAGCGGCATGGCAGAACTGGTTAACAGGCTTGATGGATAATGATGCTGATATTAATCAACTCACACAAGATTTGATTGATTCAGTTTCGCAAGTCATTGATAATATTGCGCCAAGAATCGGAGAATTCTTTGATGCCTTGGTTGAAAGCATACATAATGCGCTTGCTGACCACCCCGAAGCACAAGCCATTTTTGACGATATAGTTAGTGCAATACAAACAGTTAACGATATAGTCTCTGATATTGTCAATTTCGTCATTGAAAATTGGGGCACTCTTGAGCCAATCCTAACAGCGGTTGCTGTAGCTGTAGGTGTTGTTACTGCTGCTGTTATTGCCTATAATGCTGTGGCTGCGATTAAAGCAGCTATGGATGCAGCACAGGTTGTTTCTTTGGGCGCTCTGATTGCTGCACAGCTAGCTAGCGCTGCTGCTACTTTAGTGGCTCTAGCGCCTTATATTCTCATTGTGGCTGCTATTGCCGCTGTTATTGCGGTTATTGTCCTATGCGTAAAGCATTGGGATGAAATCAAAGAAAAAGTTGTAGAAGTGTGGGATAAGATGGTTTCAACCATCGAAAGCGCAGTTGAGGCCGTTAAAGAATGGTTCGGCAATCTCAAGCAAGGCATTGCGGATAAGGTGAACGGCATTAGAGAGGCTATTAGCGAAAAATTCAATGCAATTAAGCAGAAGATGAGCGACACAATTCAAGCGGCAAAAGACAAGGTGATTGAGCACTTTACCAGAATCAAAGACGGCATTAGGGAGAAAATTCAGGCCGCAAAAGAGACGGTTAGTAATGTCGTAGACAACATTAAGGAGAAATTTAGCAATGGCTTCAATGCCGCAAAAGAGACAGTTGTAAATATATTTGACAATATCAAGCAGGGGATAAAAGACAAGCTAGAAGCAGCAAAGCAGACAGTCAAAGATGTGATTGATAAAATCAAAGGCTTCTTTAACTTCTCTTGGAGCTTGCCAAGGCTTAAAATGCCGCACATTAATATTTCAGGTGAATTTAGTTTGATGCCGCCTAAAGTACCTAAGTTTAGTATTGACTGGTACGCTAAAGGCGGTGTTTTTGATGCTCCAACACTGTTTAATAATGGAGGCAGATTAAGCGGCCTAGGAGAGGCTGGTGCTGAGGCAATTGTGCCTCTTGAGAATAACACACAATGGCTTGATAAGATTGGTGATAGATTGTCTAGTAAGATGGGCGGCAATCGGCCTATTATCATGCAAGTGGATGGAAAAACGTTTGCCGAAATTAGCGTAGATAGCATTAATGCGCTTACTAGACAGCGCGGCAGCTTAGCACTCAATATAGTATAAAGGGGGTGGAATTATGGCTTACTTTAAAATTGGCAGCACAGATTTTAGCGCCTATGTTAGCGGCCTGAAAATTAGCACAGATGTTAATTATAATGCCCAGCAGAACGCAAATTGTGACACAGTAGTTGACTATATCAATAAAAAGCGCACGTTTGAGGTGGAAATAATTCCACTCGATGCAACTGCAATGGCTAAGTTATTGGCTGCAATAGATGCCTTTAGCGTTAGCATTAGCTTCCGCAATCCAAAGACAAATTTACTTGAAACTGGTGTGAGCTGCATCATTGCATCACATGATATTAGCTATTACACAATTCAGGATTCAAAAATAATGTATCAGAAATTCAATCTCAAATTCAATGAGCTATAAAAGGGGGGTGGAAATATGCAAAATGTATCTTCTGCATTTAATACTGCTATTTCTGCCTCAGTGCGTAAGGTAAAGGCAAAGGCAGAGTTTTATAATGGCTCTGCCCTAGCCAATACTTTTACAGAAGCAGATAAGATAATTGGCTTTGACATTCAGCGTGTCGGAGAAGATGGTAAGTTTTTTGGCTTTGGCATTTGCCATAGACTCAATGTGCATTTGATTGATGTCAAAAGAGAGATAAATATCAGCACAGCTAATACTATTAAAATAAGTATCGGAATTGGGGCAGATTATGTAGGGTTTCCAACTTTTACAGTGTCAGAAGTGCATCGAGACGAGAAAACAAATGAGTTGAGCATTACAGCCTATGATGCTTTATATAGCGCAAGCAATCATACAGTATCAGAGCTAACGCTTACTAAGCCATATACCATTAAGCAATTTGTTGAAGCGTGTGCTTCTACACTTGGCGTGTCTGCAACAGGGCACACTAATTTTATTTTGAGCTATCCAAATGGCGCAAATTTTGATGGCACTGAAACACTAAGAGAGGCACTTGACGATGTTGCAGAGGCCACACAAACTATTTACTTTTTAGATGCCAATAATAAATTATGCTTCAAGCAGCTCGATAAGAGCGGTAACGCTGTTATTAGCATTGATAAATCAAAATATATGACGCTGAAAAGCGGAGTGGGGCATAGGCTGCAAACGATTTGTATGTGCACTGAGCTAGGGGATAATGTCAGTGAAAGCACTACTCTTGTTGGTAGCACTCAGTATGTAAGAGATAATGCTTTTTGGGAGTTACGCGATGATATAGCCGCTCTGGTGCACAATGCTATAACAACCATTGGTGACATTAGCATTGATGTATTCGACTGCACTTGGCGAGGCAACCCGGCACTTGAAGTGGGAGATAAAATCAGCTTAACAACAAAAGATAATAAAGCCTTAATTGCTTATTTGCTGAATGACACTATTAAATATGATGGCAGCTTACAAGAAAAAACGCAATGGAAGTATGACGCAAATAGCACTGAGACTGAGAGCAATCCCACAAGTTTAGGCGATGCAATCAAACAGACTTATGCAAGGGTAGACAAGCAAGAAAAGCAGATTACTTTACTAGCCTCTGAAATGAATAGCCAGACTCAAGCAATTAAAAAGACAGTTAAGCAAGTAGATGTTGAATATTATCTGAGCACTAGTACCACTTCTGCGACTGGTGGCTCATGGAGCACAACAGCACCCACATGGCAAGAGGGCAAGTATATGTGGAGTCGGCAAAAAGTTACTTACACAGATGGTACAAGCATTACACGCAATGCCACTTGCATAGCTGGTGCGAAAGGTGCAGACGGCAAAAATGGTAAAGATGGACAAGACGGTGCTCCCGGAGCTGATGGTGCACCCGGCAAGGATGGTAATCCCGGCAAAGATGGCACTAACGGCAAAGACGGCACAGATGGTGTTGATGGCAAAAACGGCACAAATGGTAGAGGCATTACTAGTGTAACAACTGAGTATTACATTAGCACCTCACAGACAGAGCTTGCAGGAGGCTCATGGAGTGCTTCACAACCGGCTTGGGAAGAGGGCAAATATATTTGGACGAGAAGCAAAATAGTTTACAACAATCCAACAGGCACAGAATACACAACCGCTGTATGTGATGCTGCATGGGCTGAGATTAACGCCATTAAAGGACAGCAAAAAACGAATACAACAGACATTTCACAGCTTAAAGTCGAAAAGAATAACATATCTGCAAGTGTTGCAACGATTGTTGAAAAGCAAAGCGACATTGATAGCACGATTGTTGATATGCAAAAAGGAATCGGCGAGCAAAACCAGAGTAATGCCGCTCAGTTTGAGACGCTTACAAATAAAGTCAATGCGACTATGACGAGCGAACAAGTGCAGCTTGCAATTAGTACTGAGGTTGCAAAGGGTGCAAACAAAGTCACAACCTCAACAGGATTCAAATTTGATGATAGTGGATTGACGATTAGTAAAACAAATTCGGAAATGAGCACTAAAATTGACGAAGATGGCATGAGCATTTATAAGGGCTCAGAAGAGGTTTTAACCGCTGATAATACAGGTGTAGACGCGAAGAATTTACACGCTACAACATATTTAATTATAGGCACGAACAGCCGATTTGAGGACTATGGCAGCCGCACAGGTTGCTTCTGGATAAGGAGCTAAGGAGGTGGGAAGATGGCTGTTTACAATAGTTTAACTTTAACAGAAGTTTCATATTCTGTTGAAAACAACACAAGTGAAGTAAGGATGCTCTGGACGAGCACACAGACAGGCCAGAGCTATAATGCCAACAGCAGAACAGGCTATTATGTGTTTAATGGCTCATCCGGCAGTGTTGAATATACATTGCCAGCAAACACAACAGTCACAATTTTTGATGAAACATTTACTGTTTCGCACAACAGTGACGGCACAGGCAGTGTTTCTGCTAACACATGGATGGACACCAGAATTAGCGCAGGAGAAATAAGTAAAGAGGCCAGCTTAACACTAACCACTATCCCAAGGGCAAGTAGTGTTAGCTGTAGCGCGGCAGACATTGGTAGTGATGCCACAATCACAATTAGCAGAGCTTCTGCTAATTTCACGCACACGCTGACTTATGATTTTTTCGGTTTAACAGGAACGATTGCCACAAAGACAACACAAACGAGTGTTAAATTTACGTTACCAGAAACATTTTACGCAAAGATTCCCAATATAAAGATGGGAAAAGGCGTAATCACATGTGTAACATACAATGGCAATCAAGAGATTGGCACTACCATGTGCCAAATGCAAGCGAATTGCAATGAAGCACAATGTGCGCCCTCAATTACTGTTGAGAGCTACGACAGCAATGCAGCAACAGTTGCGCTCACGGGGAATAAATCAAAATTTGTCAAATACTACAGTAACGTAGCAGTAACCGCACATGCAGTTGCTAAGCATAGCGCAACTATTAAGTCGCAGAGTATTACCATTGGCAGCACAACAATTAATAGCGGAAGCGGCACAATTAAGGCTGTTACAGACGGATTGGTCAAGGTTACGGCAACAGACAGTCGTTGGTTTACTAATCAGATTAGCTCCAGATACACGCTTATTGATTATGTCAAGCTTACATGCTCCATTGAAGCAGGAGCGGCTAGCACAAGTGGTGTTGCACAGCTAAAAGTGAGCGGCAATTACTGGAATGGCAATTTTGGAGCTGCTGCTAATACACTAACTATCCAATACAGATATAAGGCACAAGACGGCTCTTTTACTGCGTGGAAAAATTCAAGCGCTGCTGTGACTAAGAGCAATAACACTTATAGCACCACAATTAGCATTAGTGGGCTTGATTACACAAAAGCCTATACTTTTCAGGCACGTGCAATAGACAAGCTAGCCACAGTTGAGAGCGGAGGACAGACACGCAAAACACAACCAATTTTCGATTGGGGAGTTGATAGCAGTGGTGCAGCAGATTTTAATATTAATGGCACTCTCAAAATCAATAACACTAATATTATTGATATTATTTATCCTGTTGGCAGCATTTATATGGGTGTTAATAACGTTAATCCAAGCACCTTATTTGGTGGCACATGGGTGCAAATTAAGGACACATTTTTACTTGCTGCTGGTGCTACTTACAAAGCTGGCACAACAGGTGGCGAGGCAACACACAAATTGACGCAAGATGAGATGCCAAAGCATAACCATGTGATTTATTACCCAAATGCTGGCGGCCCTGATGAAGGAGCAGCACTTGGTTTCCCAGAAGTAGGCAGTAAAAACACATGGTGGGCACCGGCATCTATGACAGGACAAACAGGCAGCAGTGCAGCACACAATAATATGCCTCCATACTTGGCTGTTTATATCTGGAAAAGAACAGCGTAAGGAGGTGTGGCATATATGACATGGGAAATTTTTATCGGCATTACTGTTATTATTAGTTTCGTTATCTCTATCGGCAGAATCATAAAAAGCAACACACAAGCAATGACGAGCCTCAAAGATGGCATTGCGACATTGAGCACCACCTTGGAGGGGCAGAAGAAAGACATTAATATAATTGACACAACAGTACATAATCACGAAACTAGAATCACGGTTTTAGAGCATAAAGGAGATGGCTGCAAATGAAAGACAAACTAGCAAAGCTAATTAACGTTAAGAGCATAATAACGCTCATTCTATGCGCAGTTTTTGCGTATCTGTCTGCACTAGGGCATATAACGGCGGAACAGTTTTTAACTATATTTACCGTAGTTATAAGCTTTTATTTCGGCACACAAACGCAAAAGAATGCGGATGCAGATAAGGCTGATAAGCAAGACATAGTTGGTTGATTATTATGAGGGCAGCACTTTGTTGCCCTCATTTTTTCGCCAAAAGGTGTTGACAAATGAGGCGGAATATAGTAAGATGCAAAGCGTTGCAATCAAGCGCTGTAGGTTGAAAAAATCAAGTGCTGATGCTTGAATATTCGCTAGTGTAGCTCAGTTGGTAGAGCAGCT